CTTACGACCCGCGCCAGAGGCAACAGTAATTGAGAAAGCGTTGATAAACGTGGCATTACCGCCAACCGTGTCGCCCACGCTTAATACCGCAGTGGCGTTGCCCATAGCTGTAGGGCAGTCAATCACGCAGTCAATAATCTGGGAGTTAGCTGGAATAACAACAGTAGTGCTGTTAGCCGCAGATGCGCCAGCCGCCAAGCCAGTGCCTGTTGAAAAGGTTTGTGCCATGACAACTTGGCCGGTGTTCTTTACATTAGAACCCAGCGTGGTGCCTGTGGTGTCTTTGATGGTTCCAGCCTTAATTGGGCCAGAGAAGGTAGTAGTACCCATGAGGTTCTCCTGTCTTGGGTGAGTCTAATGTTCCACATGGAACAATTAGTCAGGAAAGAAAAGGGGGCCGAAGCCCCCGTATTTATCAGGACGTGCCGGGCGATCCGTAGATTCCCAGAGGATCTGATACGCCGAAGCTGTATCGCTCACGAGCCTTGTACCGGACGTTGCCAGTATCAAAGTCGCCGTCCATTGAAGTCTCCAACGCTGTTCTGTTGAAGTGCTTCATGCCGTTCGGTACGTCGGTAATCAAGAAGAAGGCATTGGTATCAGTCAAGAAGTGATTGACTGAATAGCCTTCTGGGATTGACCCGTTGTTACGAAGGGCGTTGATGTCGTTGTCAGCCGTGCCAACCCGACCTTCAGTCTCAAGCAATCGAGTTGCTACAAACTGGAGCGAGGGTGGAACGATCAGACGACGAGGACGTGCCGCGATCAGCAGACCACGCTCATCGGTAAACGCCGCGATGTTAATCACTGCATCTTCCAAAGAGGTCTCATTCAGATCAGCCGCAACAGCAGGACGGTTAGCGTTAGTGCCACCGTTTACTAGCGGGTGAGCCGTGCTGAACAGCGTTACGCCGTCACCAGAGTTGTAAGACGTAAAGCCGTCGTTAAGCGGATTTGCCGACTTAACCTGCTTGGTGTGAGCCATAGCACGAGCCAGCGCCTTGGTGTAACGAGCAGACAAAGAGTCATACAAGTTATCTTCCATAGCTTCCTCAGTGATCGAGAAGCCGAGGGCGATAGTTTCGTGGTTATAGCGAGCAGTGAAGGATTCTTGTGCTGAGTCGTAACTGATGGCGGCGCCTTCAGCTTTGACCGGTGCGGCACCGAATCCAGACAACTTCACTTCTTCTTCAAACGAACGCTCAGATGATTCAGTTTCGTAAATCATCGTGTGCTCATCGTCGTAACGCTCATACTCCAGACCGAACAAGGCGTTCAGGCCGGGTAAAAGCTCTTTCAGCATTTGTGCGCGTGAAATAGCCATTGTTTATGCCTCCTTAAACGCCAAGTGCCGTATCGTATGCGTGGCTTCCGGGTAACCAAGTAACAATACAGTCGGTGAAAGAATCACCTACAGCACTGTCAGGCCCGTCAACAAAGTCTACGATGCGGAGTGGGAACGTGTTAGTGGTAGCAATTGTAGAAGCATCAAGTGCATTCTTACTGCGACCGATAGCTGTGGAGCCAGCAGTGCTAATTGCTTGTACGTTGTTACCAAGACCAGTCTGAGCGATAGATCCGTCGCCTTGCATTTGCATCAAGAGCTTGGGGTCATCACAGACGTAAGCCATAGCATCAGATGCTACAGTTGACGCAGGCCAGCTTTGGCTAAAGGTTGGTTGACCAGTGCCGGGATCTGTGTAAGAACAACCACAGAACACGCCAACAGTTCCAGCAACAGCCGCAGTCGTAACCGCCGCCTTCTCTACTGTTCCCGTAGCAACCAGTTTTACAAAGTCACCATAAAAAACGCCAGTGGCATAGCCAGAAGCAATTTTAATATGACGGACTTTCCCGGTGAAGGAACCGGAGGCACTTAGCGTACCTACGGGTTCTGCACCCATTGGAGTAGCTGTAGTAGCCATATCCTATCTCCTTAAAAGTTAACAGCCGCTTTGCCTTATTAGGCTAGTTGCGGCCAAAGGTTGTCCGAGTAGACCGCTCTGGGTTCAGAACGGGCATTCGGGGATCGTTTTGCTTGAGGAAGTTGTTATCCACAGACTCCATCTGGTTAGATGCCATTTGCTGGAAATGCTCTTCGCGGGCCTTCATCTTGGTCTCGGGCGCCTTGCATAGCAATAAGCCTCCGATCTCGATGTTGCCTTCAAAACGAGAGTCAATGTCTGACATTACATTTAGCTCTTGATGGTCTTCAGCCTTCACTGGTACCCATCCTTCCCTAAACTTCTGAGAGACATTGGTGTTGTCTGCGTGACCCAAGGTGCTGGTTCGTACCCACCGAAATACCCAGCCATCCTGTGGCTCGGGGGTCGGTAGCACGGACGCAGGCATCCATGAATCTGACGGACGTTGATCTTCCTCACGGGCCTGTGTATCCCGCTTTGTGCGCTCTTCTGCCATGATTATCTCTCCTTGAGTAATTGGTTGGCATATTGTTCGGGTGTAAGACCAAGACGCTTAGCGAGTGCGACTTGGGTGCGGCTCAACCTCACTTTGCGTGGTTTGGCGCCATTGTTCCTTGCGGAAGGAGCCACCACCACGGAGGGGCTTCGGGAAGTCGAGGAGACCTTACTCTCGGAGTCATAGGTCGAGCCACTACTCTCTTCACCAAAGTATTCTGGGAACTTGCCCTGTACTCGCCGGTCAAGTTCTTCATAGTATTCATCGCCTTCCGGGTCAAACCCTTCCTGACGAATCATTTTTTCGTGTACGCCATAAGCATACGCGGTCATTTCCATGTGGTCTTCTGACTGAAACCACTTGTTATTATCAGCCCAAGACATCGCTTTCTCACTGGGCTTTCTTATTTGTTGCTGAGCTTGCGCCTGCTGTTTCTCCATCTGCGACTGCTGATAGGCTTGCTGGTGCCGAGCTATCTCTGCGTCAGTCGGTAAGGGTCTGCGTTGCTTGTATTGATTGCTACGCTGAGCAATGTTACCAAGCTCATACTGAGCATGATTGAGGGCTTTTTGAGCCGCAATCTGATTGTCAGTATTCCCTTCCTCAACCGCCTGACGGTAAGCCATCTCTGCCTGAGCAAGAGCCATTGTCGCCCGTTGCTCTGACTGATTGATTAACGTGCCTTCCCCTTGATGGAGGATACGTTGGAGGTTGCGATTCTGCTCTGCATACTGCTGAGCAACTTTAACCGCCTCTTCCCGCAAACGCTCTGCGTCTTCACGCAAGCGCCGTTCTTGATGTTGGTCATAACGGAGCTTATTAATTCGCTTCTTGACCTTATCGCCATAGCCCTGAAGCTCGTCATCGTTATCGTCGCCAGCAGGTTCCTTTGACTTCGCAATTGGTTTGCGGTCTTCGGGTTCTCTGTCGTCAACAACCTCGATGTCCATATTCGGGTCGGAGCTACCCTCGTTCGGCTTAGTGCCGATCTGGGTTCTGACACCAAGGAATCTCTCCTCGTTTGTCATGGACTCCTGTTCCGCTTCCATGTGATCTTCGCTCATGCTTTTTCAATCCCCCGTGGGTCGTCAACTACAGCCTCTACGCTGTCATCGTTGATTAGTCGAAACTCCTTACCATGCACCTTGAATCTAGTGCCGCTATAGGACCGCATCAATACCCAGTCACCCTCTTGACAATAGGGGCCATTGGGAAATCGCTTTTCGTCCTTGTAAGCATCTGCTCCCACCTTGAGCACAAAACCGCAAATGGAACCAACCTCTTCCACCTTTAGTGTTTCATACGCCTTGATGATGCCGCCTTCCGTTTTTTCGTCGGGGGCGGGCAGAGCGATAAGTAATTTATAACCTTTGGGTTCTGGAAGCTGTTTGGCCTTCTCTGGCTCTTCCGTCATGTTCACATCCTTGCACCGAAAACTGGCGTTCGGAGTCGCCTTGCATTGCGTTACGCAACGAAACTATTCTTGATCCATCCTTTTGTTTAGATCAAGAAGCTCTCGCTCGGCATAGGCTAAGCCTTCTATGATGCCGGTACATCGAGAGTAATCATTCATGTCCCTGCAACCACCGCCAGCGATGTGGTCCGTTACCTCATTCATGTGGTCTCGGAGCATCGTTTGTAGTGCAGATAACAAGTTATGGGAAGCGCGTTCAGTCATTGTCGAGTAGGTCTCTCACTAGATTAAATCCAGACTTAAACCCTTCAATCTCTTCGCGAGACTGATTGCCATCCTCGGCTGTCTTGATCTTAGCGGCTAGCTTCGCCGCCTCGATGCGCTCTTCCGTTTGGAGTTTTTCCATGTCGAATGCGGCCTTTCCTTGGGCCTTTTGTAGATCGGCCTGTATCTTGGCCATTTCTGTCTGAGCCTTGGCTTGCGCCGCCTGCTCCTTGATCTGTAGCTCTCGCTGTTGCATCTGAATAACAGGGTCTTCCTGCATCTCGGCATTTTGCTCAGCCTGAGCCATCTGTTGCGCCTTACCAGTAACCTGAGCCGCCGCTGGAGCAACCAGCCTAGCAATGCGTAACTCAATGTCTTCTGGCAGAGACTCGCCCGCAGGAGGCAATTGAACGCCAAGCTCCTTCTCTATCTTGGCGCGATACTCAAAAGCAACGTGCTCCGCGATGTGAGCGGCCATTGCCGCCTGAGCCGCACCTGCCGTTGGGCTTTGCTCCATAAGGCTTGCTATCTGCGGGTTCTCCATCAGTGACATGTGCACTTGAATGTGCGCTTCGTGGTCTTGATAGATGAACGCCTTAACAGGCTCGCCATTAATCATATTCATGTTTTCACTAACAGGGTCTGTTGGCTTGATATCGTCCTCAAGCGGCACAACCTTGTCTGCGTCTTGAATGCCGAGCACCTCTAACATCTGACGATGCAGTAACGGTACGTCGTAAATCTGAGGAGCTTGAGAAGCAAGCTGTAATGCCGCCTGATACTGCATAATCCTCTGGGCCATCGTGCCCGCATTGGGGTCGCTAACCGGGATGATGTCTACGCGATCATCAAAGTCTGACGCCACCAAAGGCCCGGCATCCAGATCGTATGGGTAAACCTCTGGCCCATAGTCTCTAACCAGACCGGACAGTATCTTTAGCTCTCTGGATACCGCGTGATGAACCCGGCTTTGCACGGCGCTCATCACCTTCATCTCTCGCTCAAGTATGGCAAGGGTTGTGCCTACGGGAGCCTCTCCGTTGATATCAGACGCCTTAACGTCTGCGGCAGAAGCAAACCGTCGTCCCTCCTGCACAATATCACCCAGCAACTGGTACAGCACATTGCTTGGCTCTTTGTAGGGCAGGAAGGTTATGTTGTCTCGTATAGCACCGCTTGGAACATCAACGTCCCTAAACTCTCCCGGCATAATCGGAGTGTCATCGCCCTTGATTCTCAGCCCGCGAGACTTGAGACCGCCGGGTAGGTTGGACAAGGTGCCAGCATCTACAAGCTGTCTTAGAATGGACGTGGCCGACTTAGAAAGCCCGCCAATCATGTGCACTAATCCAAACCCATAAAAGCCAAGGCCCGGAAGGTACTGATAGTGGACGTAATGTTCACGTCGTAGTTTGTTGGGGTCATCTTCATACCAGTTACGCCGAACTGATAGGATCGTTCTAGATGACTTGTCAATCGTAACAACGTAAGGCAGGGCAATACCTGTTGGCTCGCCGCCGTCCATGTCCTCAAAACCCGGTAGGTCAATGTCTACCTGCATCTCCAGCAGAGTATGCCGAGTATCGTACTCGTAGTTTTCTGAGTCGCCCGTCAGTCTGTTGTACTTGGCCTGTATCTCTGACAAGTCGGGAGTAGGCGAGGGAAGGTCAACGTCGATATAAAATCCAGCAAACTGCAATTTGCGAATTTCATTTGCTGTGCGCTTCATTACATGGGTAGCGCGCTCACAGGTGGTAAGGTCAGACGCCCCGTAGCTAACAACAAAGTCTTCTGCGGGAACGAACATCGCGCATGGGCGTCCCATTGTGGGGTCGTAATACACTTTACGAAATGCCGAGCCAGCGATAGGCAGAGAAAATAACAGCTTCTCCGTCTCAGTCCTGTACTCCGTCATGCGCTGAGTAATAAGGTAGTTCAGATAATTCTGTACACGATGAGCCTGCTTGCTTTTTTCGTCGTCCAGCTTACCCACTATGCTGGTCTTAACGGGACCGCTAGCAGGGTAGACCTCTTGAATGGTTTGCGCTTGAAACCGAATGACCGCCTCGGAAAGCATAGGGTGAAAAACACCACATGCACCCTCCCACGGGGTAGACCGATCCTCAAACTTCAATCCCAGCAGGTCAAGCCCGCGAATGTAAGAGTCTTCCCAGTCTGCTCGGCTGTTGCGATCAGCTTCAAAAGCACCAACAAGCTCAGAGGACAGGGAGTCTAGCTCTGCATCAGACAAGTAATCTACGAGATTGGAGTCGTGGTTGGCTATCATCGCAGGCAGAGACGAGCCAAAGTCAATCGTCACCCCTCCGTCTTCGTCCATAACGCTGACCGACTCTGGGTTTTCAATCACAATCTCAAGTTCGGGGTCCGACATCGGACCTCCAAGCGGCATAGACGCCTTGTCAATTGCCATTTAGCCCATCTTCTTAGAGTGCATTGTGCCTTTAGTTGCCGCGCCACAACCCCGAGTCTGCATGCTCGTCTTGCCGCCCTTTGAATAACCCTTGGTTTTGCCGCCTTTGAAGTAGCCTTTTGTCTTTGGAGTCATTCCGCCGGCCTTCATCTTGCCTTCACCGTCAGCCGCATAGAAGGGAACCATTTGATCGCCCTTCTTAACCATCGCTAGCTTGCCGCCTTTCGCGTACATCTTAGACATTTTGTTCATTCGTCACCTGCATATATGTTGTTGAATACTCGATTCGCATCCAGCGTGTAGTCCAAGTCGGACTTAGAGTAATGAATGTGCTGAGATGGCCTAAAGTCTGGTGCCCCACTGCCGGTTTCAAACCAAGCCGGGTGCGTGACTCTTACCCGATTGTTGGGAAGCGCCACTATGTTGCCTGTCCACGGACCAGCATCCAGTAGCTCCATCACATGACTTTGCTTGTGCTGGGCGGGGTCA